GTTTGCCTGGTGACATGCGTGGCCGTTCCCGCATTGATCTCGTCAAAGAGAATCTAGGTTTGGCGAAAGCGTTGGAAGAGTTCGCTGCACGTTTCTTCGGTCAAGGCTCGTCTGCTTCCGGCATCATCGAGTTCCCTGGCAACCTAACTCGTGAGCAGGCTAAAGATTTGGTGAATGGCTTTGAGGAAGGTCATCGAGGGTTGCGTCGTTCACATCGACCAGGCATTCTGTTTGGTGGCGCAAAGTTCACCAAGACCACAGTGGACAACGACTCGTCACAGTTCCTTGAGTCACGCCGTTTCGCTATTGAAGAAATCGCTCGTATCTTCCGTGTGCCACCAGCAATGCTTGGACACAACTCCGCTGGGGCGATGTCTTATGCGTCGGTGGAAATGAACGGCATCAACTTCGTCACCCACACGCTCAGGCCGTACATCTCCAAGATTGAAGACGGCTACCAGAAGCTGCTCAACGGTCGAGCATTCTTGAAGTTTAATGTTGACGGTCTGCTGCGTGGCGATCAGGCCACACGCTATGCCGCATTCTCAACAGGTATCCAAGCAGGTTTCCTGTCAATCAACGACATCCATCGCATCGAAGACATGCCGCCGATTGAAGGAGGCGATGTGTACCGTGTTCCGTTGGCCAACGTGGACATCGCTGCTGCGAACTTGGCTGAACTGGATCGCAAGACTTTGATGGCTCAGCGTCTCATCACAACAGGCTTCGATCCTGGTTCCGTATTGGCTGCGCTCGGCTTGCCAGACATCGATCACACTGGTGTTCCATCAGTGTTGTTGCAAGGTTTGTCGCAGATCAGTCCAACCGATCCTGCCGCAGCTTACGAAGTGAAGTCACAGAACATGGACATCAACATGCCTGAAGTGGTGCTGAACTACACGCCACCGGCTGTGAATGTTCCTGCACCGATCATCAATGTGCCTGAGACTGTGGTTCGTGTCAACATCCCAGAGTCAAGGCCAACCGTGCGCACCGTTGAACGTGATGCTGAAGGACGCATTCTGACGATTACCGAAAGGGTTGAAGACTAATGGCACACGGAATTGGTGCATATCTTGGCAACGCTTGGCTGAATGCTTTGGGAAACAACACTTCATTCGCTGTTGCGCAAGTGTATGTGAAACTTCATGTCGGTGATCCTGGTGCTAATGGGACTGCGAACCCTGCTACTGAGACAACGCGCAAGGCTGTGTCGTTTGGGGCGGCTTCGGCTGGTGTGTTGACTTCTGATGATGATGTGACTTGGACAAACATTGCTGGGTCTCAGGATGCCAACCATTTCACAGCTTGGGATAGTTTGACGACAGGCAACTTCTTGTTCTCTGGAACGATTACTGCGAACCCGTATGACGCTGGTGATACTTATGCGATTGACGCAGGTAATCTCACCGCTTCGTTGACGCTCGCCTCGTAGGTTTGTGATGGCCGTTCAACGGTTCGTACTTGACTCAACCACACTTGACAACACAGGCTTCGGCCTTGGTGGTGGTGCCGCGTTCATTCTTGACTCGTCAGCACTTGATGGGACAAGAGTGTTGGATGGTGGTGAGTTTCTAACTGTCGCAACTGCGGCATCGACTCTTGGCGGCTTGACCAATGCGGCTACTGCAACTATCGTCAAGGTTGTTTCCGCTTCTGCTGCGTTGGGTGGTTTGGTTGCGTCTGCCCAGGCTAAGACAAGGAAGGCCGCTGTTGCGGTGGCGAGTTTGGGTGGGCTTGATGCGGCTGCTACAACAAAGGTCGGCAAGAATGTGGTGGCGGCTGCGGGCTTGGGTGGGCTTGATGCTTCTGCCACAACGAAAGTCAAGAAAGATGTGCTCGCTGCGGCCAGTCTTGGTGGGTTGGATGCGACTGCTACAGCACAGGCTTCACCTCCTGCACCTCCACCGGTTGATGATGGTGTTGGTTATCAGCCCTACACGCAGCCAAGACCAAAGCCTAGACCGAAGCCCAAAGAGATTCCGATTCAGATCAATGAACCAAAGAAGCCACGTCTGGTGTCTGCGGTTGGGTCGAGCATGCTGGGTGGTGCGGTCATCGCTGCAACAGGTTTGGTCACATTCAGCATCTTGGATGACGATGCTGAAGTATTGTTATTGGTCTGATGCCTTATTTCATTACAGACAAAGCGGAGGGCTGCGCGGGTTGGGCAACCACAAAGGATGACGGTGAAGTCATTGGTTGCCATACGACGAAGCAGGATGCGATTGATCAGATGGTGGCTGTGTCGATTGCTGAAGATATGGAACCTGGTGGTGAACGTGCGTTGCCGGACAACTATCGTCCTGCGTTGTCACCTGATGTTCCTGAAGGTCGAGCATGTGGCAACTGTGTGTTCTACAACGAAGATAATGTTCAAGGTGAGGGCGACAATCTAAAGGCTTGGTGCGAGCGTTGGGATGCGTATGTTGATGGCGGTTTCTATTGCAACGCTTGGCAACCGTATGAAGAAGAGGAAGAAGACGAAGACGAGATGGAAGATGAGGTGCGTCAAGTTGCACTCAATCTGCCAACCTACATTCGCAACGCAGCTCGCAAAGGTTTGGACTACTACGGTCAAGGCTTGGCTGGTGATGGTTTGGTTGAGCGCACGGTGCGTGAGGCTCGTGACATGGCCAGAGGTGACATCACAGAAGACAAGGTGATTCGCACCAATGCTTGGGGTGCAAGACATCTAGTCGATCTTGATGCACCAAAGAACTCTGATCCTGACAACGATGAGTTCCCTGGTGCCGGTGCTGTGGCGTTCTATTTGTGGGGAATCAACCCGCTTGATCCTGAGCCTGCGATGAACTGGTTTATGTTGAAGGCTGAGCAGATCAAAGATGAGCGGGCTGATGCTCCTGCACCGAAGAAGGATCAGATCACAGGCTCAGAGAAGAATCCTCCAGGTTCTGCGAAGGCTCCTGCTGGTAGTGGCACGATTGAGTTGTCTGAGGCGATTGAGACAGGTTTGAAGAATAAGGCTGATGAACACAATGATTCTGTTGGGGATAACCCTGGCAAGCGGGCAACGGTTGGGATGTTGCGCACCGTGTTTCGTCGTGGTGCTGGAGCCTATTCAACTTCGCATCGTCCAGGTATGACTCGTGATCAGTGGGCTTATGCCCGTGTGAATGCGTTCTTGTATTTGTTGCGTAATGGTCGACCAGAGAATGACGCTTACATCAGCGACAACGATCTGCTTCCGAAGGCTCACCCCAAATCTTCTAGAATGCTGAGTTCATTTCCTGTTAGTCTTTCAAACATGGAAGAACAGGTTGAAACACGCCGCGTCACGTTCAACGAGTTTGAGTTGCGAGCAGACAAGTCTGGCGACGGTATGTCGTTCACAGGTTATGCCGCAGTGTTCAATTCTGATTCCGAGCCTTTACCGTTTATTGAGCGGATCGCACCTGGTGCGTTCAATAAGTCCCTGAAGTCTCGGAACAATATCCGCATGTATATGAACCACGATTCAAGCATGCTTCTCGCCACAACACGCGCAAAGACTTTGCGCCTGTCAGAGGACTCCAAAGGTTTGCTAGTCGATGCCACACTTCCTGACACTTCGGTTGGTCGTGATTTGTCGGTCTTGATGAAGCGCAAAGACGTGGACTCGATGTCGTTCGGTTTCACCGTTCCTTCTGGTGGCGACAAGTGGTCTGATGACGGCCAGTATCGTGAACTGCGTCAGATCAAACTTTATGAAGTTTCGGTCGTCACAGGTTTCCCTGCCTACTCGGCCACATCTGCCTCTGTTCGTTCGTTTGATGCGCTTGCTACCCGTACCGGTATCGACGCTGATCGGCTTGCTGTAGCGATTACGAACCTTGAAGCAGGTCAAACATTGTCACCAGATCACGCAGCGTTGCTTCGTGAAACAGTTGCCAAACTAGAACCAACACCACAGGCTGCGCCAGCCCACATCGGCATCATGGCGAAGCACCTTGAATTGTTGAAGAATCCCTTCTAGTATTCTTGTACTGCATTGTTCAGCGGAGCCGCTGCGATGTTGCTGATTGCGGAGCCGCATCAGGTTGAGTTGAGTTCTCCCTGCGTATCCATATCCGTAATCAAACCGAAAAGAGAAATATCATGAAAGAATATTTAGACCGTCAAGTTGAAATCCGTCAACGCGCATGGGACGAAGCCAAGTCAATCTTGGACAAAGCCACTGCCGAGAAGCGTGACCTCACAGCAGAAGAATCACAGACCTACGACCGCATCAACAAGGAACTTGATGACCGCGCAGCGACCATCTCCAAGATCCGTGAAGATGAAGCTCGTGAACTGCGTTTCGATGCAGCAACCCGCGAAATCTCTGACCAGGTTCGCCCAGTGTCCTCCGCACCAGTAGTTGATGACGCAGCAATCATGCGTTCGTTGGCCAAGGGCGAAGTACGCAGCGCACACTTTGAGAAGCGCGATGTCATCAAGACACAAACTGGTTCGCCAGTTCCTACGTCGTTCTACGACCAAGTCATCGGCCTCGCCCGTTTGGCTGCACCAGTCCTCCAAACATCAACGGTGTTGAACACCAATGGTGGAGAGAACTTGCAGATTCCATCGCAGGCGCAGTACTCGACGGCAGCAATCGTTGGCGAAGCAACTGCAATCGCAGAATCCGATCCAGTGTTCAACTCGTTCATCACGATGTCTGCTTACAAGTTTACGTTCCTTGTACAGGTTTCGCGTGAAATGATTGAAGATGCTGGCGTGGACATTCTGTCCTTCATCGCAAGCCAGGCTGGAGCCGAACTTGGTTTCCGTGTTGGTGCAGCTTTGACCACCGGTTCAGGATCAGCACAGCCAAACGGCATCGTCACAGCATCGTCTGTTGGTGGTACCGCTGGAACTGCAACAGCCTTCACAGGTGACAACCTGATCGACCTTTACTACTCACTCAACGGTGCAGCCAGGAACCTTCCTGGTGTCGGCTGGATGATGAATGGTAAGACCATCGGTGCAACCCGCAAGATCAAGTCAACTGACGGCATCTACTTGTTCAGCCCATCGCTGGCCATTGATGTCCCAGACACCTTGCT